ATAGGCTGAGCAGTAAAACGGCAGGATCAGCCCTCTACGGCCCTTCTACGGCATATCTGGCATATGAACACACGAACAACGGCAGACCAGACCAACCGAGCATGCTGGCAGACCGGCAACCCGAGCGGGGGAGCGCATGGGCCAGTGGGGGGTATATGGATACCGTATACACCAGTACACACAAACGGGGTTTTTAGCTAGTCAAGAAAACAATTCACGTTGTATATGATTAAAGTGAATAAAATTTGAGATGGGGTAATGTCAAAAGAGAGGATACTGCAGGTCAGGGGGTGAAAGGAACATTCTTAGCCGTGTATAGTAAGATGTAACCCCTGACCTGCAGTACTGAGAGTATTATAGGGTAGGTTGGCGGGTAAGGCAAGCTTTACAGTTACCCTATAAGTACTATCTGTAAGTAGAGTGTAGTCCCTATATATAATATATATGATCCGGGCGGGGGGTGACGCTAGTCTTACTTATTTTTTCAAGAAAGTAAAGTACTTAGCTATAGATTTTTTGTAATTACCTATAACTTTATGGTATAGTAACCTTAACCTCTTAGAGAGGTATGTGTAAAACACAGGTAACCTACAGACATGAGAGACACTGCACTTGAACAACGACTGAGAATCCAGTACACAGGCATAGATACACGTAGACCTTCCAAAGACCACATAGCAGAGAATTACTTTGCTGCATGTGCTGCACAAGAGATACCTAGAACTGCCTACCTACCTCACAGTTCTCTTGTTTACTGTAGAGCTGCCTTAGAAGCCAAGTTCCAAGATAGAATATTCTCCTTAGATGAGGTACGTACCCTAATAAAAGAGGTATATGGAGTAAAAATATCATAAGAGGCTTGACTTTCTGTTCTGTACAGACATAACTGGCTTTCATGTGTTCACCTCTCCCGAATAGACACCGATAGACAGTATAACTACATTCAAGGTCTGTTTTCGGGGAGTGTAGGTTGCACACATACCGTAGCACGATGCGTAATACCGCACAGAAGCGAGGATATCGCACTATTCGTAAGCAGGGGGAGTGGTTCTCTGTACTGCAGAGTTGTGATCTGTTCAGTCAGTGCAAGGCTGACCATCGTGCTCTCTTTATTAGATAAGTTTTGGAGAGAGACCGATGGCATCTATTGCCCCGTACCTAATCCCTGAAAAACAGTACACGGAGAAGCAGCTTGCTTTCCTAGAAGCCATGGCAACAGAGGCTAAAGGTAACATCCGTATGGCAGCTAAGATGGCTGGTTATGCAGATGGGACAAGCATTCCTCGTGACGTAGTAGGACCATTACAAGATGAACTCATTGCTCTTGCAAATACTGTTCTGGCTAATCACTCTGTGATGGCAGCCTTTGGCCTGTCAGGTGTGTTGGATGACCCTACAGCCCTAGGGGCTAAGAACGCAGTTACTGCCGCTACCCAGATCCTAGACCGTGTGGGTATCGTTAAGAAAGAGAAAGTTGAAGTCTCTACTGACGGTCAAGGTGTCTTTATTCTACCGCCTAAGTCTGCAGAGTAAGTATGACCTCGGATAAGGTAGCACCTCCACACAAGCTCACAGAGGAGCAGGTAGCTAAGATCGAAGAGATCCTAGTGCCTCAGCTTTTTGAGACTGAGCGAGGCAGACCTAAGCTGGCCCCTTTGTACGATGAAGGGATTAAGAAGAAAGGTCAGCCTATACGTTTCTATCGTAATGAAGAAGCGTTTGAGGTGTTCCTGTACGTTATATCTGTACTTAAAGAAGGCATATCGTACCGTAAGGCTGCAGAGTATATGCAGACCTACACAGGTAAGAAGTACACGTATGAAGCTCTGCGTAAGGCGTACAAGCAGATAGAATCTCACTACCCAGAGTGGGAAGAGAGACGCTCTCGCAATGTACGTAACTCAGGCTCTAAGAATGCTAGGTCTAAAGAGGTTGAAGATCTCAAGGCCCGTAAGAAGCACGTAGAGAAGAGTGCAGTTAAGCGACAGATAACGTTATTGTCTCGTAAGTATGCAGAGATGCAGGCAGAGGACAAGGTAGCCAAAGGTGAGCTGCCAGAGGATGCGTTAGAAGACCCTACCAAGTATCAGAAAGAAGATGGGTCTATGATGTCTGCTCCTGAGGCTGAGATAGTTCAGGCAGAAGAGAAGCAGAAGATAGTATTTAAGCCCAACGAAGGCCCACAGACTGACTTCCTAGCCTCTAACGAACGTGAGGTACTGTACGGTGGTGCAGCGGGTGGCGGTAAGTCCTACGCCCTTATTGCAGACCCTGTACGTTATTTCTCTAACAAGAATTTTAACGGTATCTTGCTCCGTAGGACAAACGATGAACTTCGTGAACTGATCTGGAAAACGCAAGAGATGTACCCAGAAATTTATCCGGGTGCTAAGTGGTCTGAACGTAAATCGCAATGGACGTTTCCTTCTGGGGCAAGGCTATGGATGACCTTCCTAGATAGGGATGAAGACGTCCTGCGCTACCAAGGTCAGGCTTTTACATGGATAGGGTTTGACGAGCTTACGCAGCATCCAACGCCTTTTGCGTTTAACTATATGCGTTCTCGTCTACGTACAACTGACCCTTCGTTACCTCTGTGTATGCGAGCTACAACCAACCCTGGCGGTCCTGGGCATGGATGGGTTAAAAAGATGTTTGTTGATCCTGCCCCCGCTAACACCCGCTTCTGTCCGAGAGACTTGGAGACGGGTGCAGAGCTACGCTTCCCAGTAGGACACGCCAAGGAAGGCGAGCCTCTGTTCTACCGTAGGTTTATACCTGCAACTCTAATGGATAACCCGTACCTGTCCAAAGATGGAGTGTACGAGGCGAACCTATTGTCTCTACCTGAACAGCAGCGTAAGCAGTTACTTGAGGGTGACTGGATGGTTGCTGATGGTGCAGCATTCCCTGAGTTCTCTCAGAAGATGCACGTAACAGAGCCGTTTGAAATTCCAGATACATGGATGAAGTTTAGATCATGCGACTTTGGTTATACAACCTATTCTGCTGTCCATTGGTATGCGGTAGACCCTGCCTTTGAGACTTTGTACGTGTACAGAGAACTGTACCTGTCTAAGCATACAGCTAAGCAGTTGGCTAGAGCTATCCTTGAGGCAGAGCAAGGCGAGAAGATCATGTATGGCGTACTAGATAGCTCTACATGGCACAAGCGAGGCCATACAGGGCCTTCTATAGCTGAAGAGATGATACAGGAAGGTTGTCGCTGGAGACCGGCAGATCGTACCGCAGGCTCTCGTGTTGCAGGTAAGAACAGACTTCACGAACTGCTACGTGAAGACGAGCATACAGAAATGCCCGGAATTATATTTTTTAATAACTGCAGGCAGATCATTGCCGACATGCAAGTTATCCCTTCGTGCCCAAAAGGTAGTGACGACATCGATGTTCGCTATGCCAGCGACCACGCATACGACTCTGTCCGTTACGGTATTATGACCCGCCCAAGATCAAAAAGTATATTTGACTTTGGGGATGGTTTGAGTAGAACCACATGGACTCCTAAAGATCCCGTATTTGGGTACTGATTTCACTAGAGAGAAAGGACTATGGCATTATTAGATAAACCTGAGTTTGATGACGACACTTCAGTTGCGTTACCAGATTCGGAAGATGAGTATCAGGACGTAGAACTCTCTGGTCTTGTCGATACAGTACTCACTAAGTTTAGACAGTCGAAAGATAAGAGACAAGCAGACGAGAGACGCTGGCTACAGGCATATAAGAACTACCGTGGCGTGTACGATTCGGACACCCAGTTTACAGAGACAGAGAAATCTCAGATCTTTGTAAAGGTCACTAAGACTAAGGTACTTGCTGCTTACAGCCAGATTACAGATGTTCTGTTTGCAGGTAACAAGTTCCCTATCGGTGTTGAGCATACTCCTGTGCCAGAGGGCATCGAGGAGATGGTTTCTGTTAACCCGAGCATCCCTAAAGAGATCCAAGACCAGTACGACCAGCTTAACGTAGGTTATGAAGGCGATGATGCCGAAGATAACCACCCAGAGCTAGGTCTTTCCGAGTCTGTGTCTGCCGGTGGTCCTACTGCACCTGGAGCTGCTGTCTTTGAGCCTGCTAATGAAGCGGCTAAGAAGATGGAGAAGAAGATCCATGACCAGCTAGAAGAGTCCGAAGCGTCTAAGCACCTACGTCAGGTAGCCTTTGAGATGGCTTTGTTTGGTACAGGTGCCATGAAAGGGCCTTTTGCTAAGGACGTAGAATATCCACGCTGGACAGAAGACGGTAACTACGACCCGATTATTAAAACTATCCCAATGGTAGAAGCTCTGTCTATCTGGAATTTCTACCCAGATGCAGATGCAACTAACATGAGCGAGGCGGAGCATGTCGTTTACCGCCACCGTATGTCTCGTTCACAGATGCGAGATCTTAAAAAGCGCCCATTCTTCCGTGATGAGGCTATTGAGCGCAGTCTAGAGATGGGTCCCAACTACCAGAACGAGTACTGGGAGGACGTTTTAGATGATTCAGAACTACGAGATAGCGTTAATCGCTGGGAAGTCCTTGAGTACTGGGGCGTTATTGATCCTGAAGAAGCAGAAGAAGCCGGCTTAGAGCTTACTGACAAGATGGAAGACATGGACCAGCTCCAAGTTAACATCTGGATGTGTGGCCACAACGTAATTCGTCTTGTTCTCAACCCGTTTAAGCCTGTACATATCCCATTCCATGCGGTCCCTTACGAGCATAACCCGTACTCTTTCTTTGGTATTGGCGTTGCCGAGAACATGGAAGACACCCAGAAGCTGATGAACGGCTTCATGCGTATGGCTGTAGACAACGCTGTACTGTCTGGTTCACTCATTTTTGAGGTAGACGAGACAAATATGGTTCCTGGACAGGATCTTTCTGTTCATCCGGGTAAAGTTTTCCGCAGACAAGGCGGTGCTCCGGGTCAGGCTCTGTTTTCTACCAAGTTCCAGAACGTTTCTCAAGAGAATATGATGCTATTTGATAAGTCTCGCCAGTTGGCAGACGAATCTACCGGCATTCCTTCATACTCTCATGGTCAGACAGGCGTTACTGGCGTAGGTCGTACCGCATCTGGCATGTCTATGCTGATGGGTGCCGCTGCACAGAACATCAAAACTGTCGTTAAGAACATGGATGACTACCTGCTAGCCCCTCTAGGCAAGTCTATGTTTGCATTTAACATGCAATTTGACTTCGATCCAGAAGCTAACGGAGATTTGGCTGTTATTGCTCGTGGTACAGAGTCTCTGATGCGTAATGAGATCCGCTCTCAGCGTCTCATGCAGATGATGCAGATGGGTGGCAACCCAATGCTTGCTCCTATGATCAAGTTCGACTACATCGTGCGTGAAATTGCAGCAAGCCTAGACCTAGACGAAGACAAGATCATCAACGATCCTCGTCAGGCGGCTATCCAAGCAGAGCTAATTCGAGCGTATCAAGAAGCTAACCCTCAGCCCCCAGCGCCAGCAGGCCCTCCACAGGGCGGTGAAGGTGCCGTACCGGCTGTAGGCAACCCCTCAGGTACAGGTGCCGGCAACATCGGTCCGGGCAACGCCCCAGAGCCGGGAGCACCTGGATTTTCAGCAGCTCCACAAGCTCCTGAAGGAGCCCCACAGTAATGTTAACGGATAACACGGTCAGAAAACTACTGCCAATGGTGAACAATAGACAAAACGAAGAGCGCATAGCGGCTTACGTTTCTGACCGTGTTACCTATCTTTACAAGCAGTTGGAGCAGTGCTCTAGCTTTGAAGAAATGAAGACCTTACAGGGACAGATAAAAGAGCTAAAACGCCTAACTACCCTGAAAGATGAGGTTACACAGAGAGTGAAGGAAATCTGATGGGTATTGCTAGCTCAACAGCAAAGATACTATCCCCTACAGCGGTAGCTCTAGGCGCTTCAGTACAGTCTGAAGAAGCAGAAGGTGCCTATATTCCCTTGAAAGCCTTCTACGAGACAGGAAGTGATGCGGCTAAGGCGCTATACAAGAAAGCTAAAGCGGCCATTGACGCTGGGGCAGACGAAGATAAGCTATATCAAGACTTTTTAGTATTCAAATCAGAGGACGGTGTATACAAAGTAGACGTACCCGAGCTTAAGGCTAGGGATCTGGAGGCTCAAGAAGCGCTATTTAAGTTTGGTAGCGAGTTTAAAGCTGTCCATGCGGCCTCTAAAGAAGGTCATGGCGTTGTTGGCACGATGGCGGACTTCTTACCTAAGACTAGCCCTGTATTTGAGAACTTTCCAGAGCTACAGAACTCAAAAGTTATAGTGCGTACTCGGAGGAGCGATGAAGACCCACTAACTCTGGGCTACTACCAACCTGCAACCAAAGAGATGCACATCTTCGTCCCTAAAAAAGGCGATCCTAACGCTCCGGTAGACAACAAAGAACTTAATGAAGCCGCATACACCGCTTTCGGTACGTTGGTGCATGAGTTTCAGCACCACATTCAGGATGTTAAAGGTGCGTTCAGCGATGGCATGAGCACGGGTGGCGCAAACGCTAACAAGAAAAATCTCAGAGAGCGAAAAGACAAATACATCGACCAAGAGTTGGAGTATCAGAGACGCAAGGCCAAAGGCATGGGTGGCGGCTTTGGCACTAAACAAGAAAGAGAAGAAGCGTTAGCTCGCATTAAAGAGCTAGAGAATGAAAAGGCGGGTATTCAAGATATATGGGACGATGCTTATGGCCCAACCCATGCTATCTACATCCGTGATCTAGGCGAAGCAGAAGCTCGTAGCTCTGGCGTTAAAGCCCTTCTGACAGCGGATGAACGTAAGAATATAGGCGTATTCTACCCTAAAGACCAGAGTTTTGATGGGGTAGGCCGACCCGCTCCCTCTACCCTTAAAGGTCTAGAGAAAGGTCTAGCTTCTGGGGAAATGACGAAAATAGATCCTAACAGTATCTTGTTACGCACCTACGATGATAAAAAGATACTCTACAAGAACAAGAAAGATGGGAATACGTATGAGACAGCTGAGCTAGTTAACGTTAACAGCGAAGTAGCCAAGAAAGGCTTAGGTGCTAAGGATCTTCCTAGCTCCGCTTTTGCTGGTGCCTTAGGTTTAGACATGGCTCGCAAAGAGATCTTTGGTGAGGCTGACCAGTCTACTAAGGACGCTATCAACTCTGCTATTTTCGGAACTACTGCTGGCAAGCTGTATTCTGCCCTTCGTAATGAAGCCCCTGCAGACACGACTTACGCAGAGAGTGACCTCGTTACTGAATCCCCTGTTGTAGGCGATGTGCTGTTTGCGGCAGATATGCTGCAAGAAGTCGTGGAATCCAACAAGATGGAAGAGGGAGAACCTCAACCTGAGGCTGTAGACGAGTTCACAGGCGTTGAGTTTGCTCAAGGCGGCTTAATGGAACAGCACATGCAGATGGAAGCTGACCGCCTTGCTGGTAAACAAGAACCAGAGCAGAAAAAAGAGCCTCGCTACGAAGACTT